CGTGGACGTAAGTGGTACATCAGTTACCTCAAGCGGTCTCGAGTTTGTTTAATAGATAAGGAATAGTATTATGGCAGGCGTAACAGACGGTGTTCGTAACTCTAATGTTTTCTCAGCAATGGGAAAAGATCTAGCGATCACCAAACTAGCAAAAAGTAACATGACACAGGATGAACTAGATGCAGCAATTGATTTTATTCAATTAACTACAACAGTAGTTGGCATCGCAGACGATACAACCGGCGGATTTAACGCTGGTGCATCTGATAATATGCACATCCTAACAGAAGGCGGAGTGGCTCCAGCAGCCGGATCCGACTTTGGTGTTGGTTCAACAGGAATTACATCTTCAGTCGTAGCATTTTTTGCTGCGGAATAGATGAATAATTGATAAAGGAGTAGAGATATGCCCGGAGTAACAAGAGCACATCCCCCAGTCGCTAACATAATTGGTGAGCACCAGTTTGTTGGTAAAGACATTACAATGATAATGGTGGACTTTAATGTCGACGCAGACGGTTCATTCCTTGCAATGAACGCTGCACTAGGCGCAATCAGCCGTTATGGAAATATCCTAATTGCTGGCTCAGTCTACGGCACAGGACAGCAAATTGACGTAATCATCGAAGGCGCCAATGGCGGCAGTGACTATGTTTCCGAAGACGGAACAGTAACTGGTACATTGGAGCAGGCTTTAGAAGAAGATCTTATAAATCTTGCAACCATCGATGGTGTTAATTTTGCAACCGGTACACCAGCAGTTACAACTAAGACAGCATTTAAACTGGCTTAATTTAACTACACACTACAGAAAAAGCGGTGTAGAAATACACCGCTTTTTTTATCAGTTAAATACATACATAATGAAACATTGCAAAGCATTGTATCAGAATCTTCCAGGTATACACTCAGTAGATTTAGATAAACTTAGCCCTATGAGCTACCACGATGACGAACGTTGGCGAACTAGAGACTTGCCTAAAATAGAACGTGATGGACTGTGGTATCCCTTCTTGTATTACAAGGTTACATTAGAGTGGTGGAATGGTGGATTTGAAGAGATTAAAGGTGCATATTCCAGCTGGGAAATGATTAACCCTCCAGTTGTATGTGAAGATGGGTTTATATGGGCGTTAAAAATGGGAACAAATCGGTTGATTGCACTAAAGCATCTGTGCTATACTAGTGTTGATGCAATCTATTTTGAACATCCTAACGATTTAATAAAAACAGGGATATACCTGAGGGAAGAGGATCCCCTACACAATGAATGATTTTGCAGAAGTATGGCACTTATTGACACTGGTAGATATTACACAAACAGGTGTTAACAGAGGCACTGGAAAAGAACGCAATCAACAACGTAACTTTGACACTGTTCAGCAAGTTATAGGTATGTTAACACAGTGTTGGTCAATTAGAAAACCTGTAATGGGTAGCTGGGGTCAACTACATACCAAGTTTAAACAAGTTGGAGTAGTGTTTGGAGTTCAGCATGATTTTACCCAAGAAACATTTTCAAACTTAAACGTATGGACATGGCGTTTTGGCATAGAAAAAGATGGCGTGTTTGATCAGGATAAAAAATACGACGGAAAAAATTTACTTAAACTATTTGACAACGTGCCTGTAATAACACATCTAGATGATAATGCTGTACTAGAGCCTCCAGTGTTTACCACAGATCCTGAACTACAAAATGTGCTATTAATATGTGAGAGCAGACTGTAGATAAATATTCTTGATAATTGATGCATATTATATAGGCACATATAGGCAAAATTAGAGGCACACAAAGGCACCGAATCAAGCATCACCCAAAGGTAGGTGAGACCGGAAACATGTCGACAAAAGACATTGAAAAAGAAAATTTAGAAGCACACGTAGAGCTGTGCTCTGAGAGATATAAACAATTGCACGATAAACTCGATGCGATCAATTCCCGTCTTGATAAGAACGAGTCAACACTGGTTGAGATCCATAAGGCCGTTACTAACAATGAAAGTAACCGCAACAAGCAGATACTTGCTTGGGGCGGCGGAGTCATTGCGAGCCTTGTCGCAGCAGTTGGTTATCTAATTGTTCAACAGTTATAAACCTAGCTAAATACATACATGTTAATAAACGAAGTAACTGAAGGCTTGGCCTGGGCTAAGAGTGGCAATAAAGTCGTTCGTAAGTTCAGATGTACAAGCGGCAGACGCAAAGGACGTATTGTTGCAAAACCTGCACAATGCTTTGCGGCGCCAGATATGAAGAAGCGTATTAAATTAAAGATGACAAAAATGCGTAAAGGAAGTCTTATGGCACGTAAAGCCAAAAAATCCAAACGTGTTAACCCTGCAAGCAAACGTGTAGCGGCATTGAATAAGGCAAGCAGATGAGAATTAAAGAAATATTAGAAGGAACAAGTCCGCACCCTAAGGGTAGTAAAAAGTACAAGGCACACATGGCCGCAATACATGCTAGTGCGGAACCAAAGGGTAAGATGATTGAAGGTGACACCTTCCAATTAGACGAAGCACAATATTACATCTGGCAGATAGACGGAAACAGCGCCTTGGTCAGCGCAGTGGGCCCGGACGGACAGCCAGCACCAAAAGATCAGGCTAGACGCATTAACATAGGACAAAAAGTACTAGATATGAGCTCTGGTATGCCTACTCTGAGAGACAAGATTCAGATGGTGGCTATAGATAATCAATTAACGGGACAGATGGTAGACATCCAAGGGCGTGTACGATAATGCGTGTTGTCGAGTTTACCAACAGCCATAACGTAGTTATTACTAATGAAGAACAAGATATACTACAACAAGTTATTAATGACGGTAGTATAGAGAAGAAGAAGTTTTCAGAAAGAGATGCACAAATTGCAAATCAATTAGTTAATAAAGATCTATTGCTTAGAAAGAAAATCAATGACCAGATCACATATAGCCCACAGCCTAGAACAAAAAATATCACAGTTAGTTAAGTCTAACAATACTATAAAAATTCTTAAAAAGGACAATGCAGTCTTTGTTAATGATGAAACTGTAGTTTCTCAGTATGGGCTTCATGTAGTTAAAAATCATAACCCAGTGTTTCTTATTAAGAAATCAGCAGTTGCATACGCTATATGTATAGCAACTAAAGATGATTCACTGGCAAAAACTATTGTACAGTTAGATCATACGTATAGGAAGCTAACTGAAGACGCATTGCGCTATTCGTATACTATGAAAAACGCAAGTAACCAAATTTCGCAAGAAACTGCGGCTAATAGGCTGTCAGCAATAAGACCGAGGTTGGTCAATATTAAAAATGAGCTGACACAAACTTTAAAATCAATTAAAATAGCATAAATATAACAAAGCTAAGGAAGAAACAATGTACCTAGATGATTTAATCCCAGCCCCAACTAGTAGCAAAGTTGCTAGTGTAGCGAACAAAGTTTTTGGCTACACACTAGATTTGGAGAGCTTGACCCCAGAAAAAGCAAAGAAACTACAAGAGTCTTTTACCAATCGCATTTCTCATCTTGATAAAAAGATGGGTGCAAAAGCCGCTGGAAACAAGATTTACTTGGAAAGTAAGTTATTTTTGGAAGCAATAGACAAGTTTATTGCTGAAAATGAAGTAGATGACGCTTATGCAATGCGTGAGTTAGAATTGTATTCAGAAAATGATGGCGATCTTTACAGACAGAGTTATATGCCTATTGCAAAGAACCTAAGCAAGAAGTTTAAGAAGGGTGTTTACGACAGTGAACTAGCCAAGAAACTTTGGAAGTATCATGCAGACAGAGCCGCACAAAAGTATGGCATGGAAAACGCTGGCGGTGCAAAAGATGGACTACGCATGTTTAGTCCTGATACACGTAGAGCAGTAGCTGCTTCATTGGAAGACAGTTGGAAATCTGAAATGGAAGCTGGTAACTTTATGGAATCATCTGAAGTTACAGAGAGTGTAATTACAGAAGGCGAACTGGAAAATGCAGAACTAGTCCTGGCTGCCAAAGACATGGTAGACAAAATACAGGGCATGGTTGAAGATCTAGGCGAAATGCAAAACGAACAACTAGGGCCACTTACAGATGCAATCCGCGACGAAATGGGTACAGACGTTGCAGACCAATTTAAAGGTGCTATGGAGTCAGTTATTGTAAACGCACTAGAAGGAATGAGACAGTCACGTGATGCTGCAGAGCAAAGCAGTAGGATTTTACAAGGCGAGATGCCAGCACCAATGATGGGTGACGAACCAGCCATGGACGATCCAATGAGTCCAGAAGATCCAGCAATGGAACCAACCATGGACATGGACATGGAACAGCCTACTGAAGAGGACTTTGCTGCCGCCGACGCCGCTCAAGCTGGTGATGAAGAGCTAGGTAGAGAGCGTCGTGAATAGACTATTTAAAGAATATTTAAAAGAAGCAGATGAAAATCCAGCCAACATTATTTTGAGTGTATCTGAACTTGTACGCAAAGATGCGGACAGTGAAGATGAAGTTGCTAAAACTAGTATTCCTTATTTTTTAATGTTGTTAAAAAATGCTGGACTTCCAATTAGCTATGCTGGTTTAAAATCATATTACAATGCTCATCCAGAATTAAAAAATGTTATACAAACATTTAATGACAGTGAAATTGTGTTTGTAGGACAGGGCGATGAAAAAGATGGCGAGTCACTAGGTGAGCCACAGGGAGAAGTTCCACCCGAGGAGGTTGTTGATAAAATGGCAAAACGTGCAATGAAAGCTAGAGAACAAGTTGAACTTGATGAAGACGAATATGCTGCACTGGACAGTTTTACAAATAGCGTAGACTTAACTCCAGAGGAAGAAGCTAAGATAGCCGCAGGTCCAGATGCATACGAAGCTGACGAAAAACTAATGGCAAAGCTAATGAATCACTTTAGTGATGGAATGCCATATGGTACACAAAAAGGCAGAGACGGCGATCCATACGAATTTATATTTCAAGAGTTAGATCTCATGGGTTTAATTAAAGAAGAAGTTGAACTTAATGAAAAGAAAGTTGACCATCAATTAAAAATTGCAATAGATACTGTTAAAAATCCTCTCAAGGGAGAATTTTTAGGTGGCCCTTCAGCAAAAGAAGCAGAAAAGACTTTAAGAACAAAATACAAATATACAGATAAAATGATTGCTAAATTAAAAGAAGATGTATATGGCGGATCCCCAGCACCAATGAATACCATTGATAAAGTACAGAGTATTATGGATAACGGATCAGCAATGAAAATTGATGGTGTTATGGTAGATACTTTTACTGCCAGTGTTATTATGGCCATCTACAACAAAGTAAACGAAAAGAACCAGGACAAAATGCGTAGTATGCCAGTGGAAAAATTAGCAAGTTCAGCATACATGTTGGCTAACCGTTTCAAGGAAGATGTTGAACTTGATGAAGGCTATTACGAGATGCCTCCAATGGATAGAGACCGTTACACAGATTTACCAGGTCTAGAAGGACCATTCCAAACACGTTCAGGCAAAGTTGTTTACTACGATCCCAAAGAAGGAAAGTATTACGATAGAGATTCAGATATGTATCTGAGTTATGAAGAGTTTAAGGATTATGATCAAAGTAGACCAGAAGACTTTAAGATGACTGTTAAGATGCCAAAAGCAATGCAAAAAGAAGATAAATTTGATTACTGGCAGTCAGTTGACAGCCTAGCTAAACTTGCTGGTATTAAAGAGCGTAGTCTTACAAAAGATGAAAAAAAAAGATGAAGCATTACGAAAAAAAATTAAGTAAGGCAGACTTTATTGATCGCTACGGTAAAAAAGAAGGCGAATCCATATACTACGCTACAGTAACTAAAATGGCAAAGGATAACGCATAATGGCATACTTCCCTACAGGCGCACAAGCAAGAGAACGCTCGCAAGGTAACAATATCTTAGCTCAGCAAATTGCTATCATGGAAGTAGCAGTTCTAAATGCTATCACCGCCAGCGCATTTGAAGCAACAATTAGTAATAGCACCACAGTTAGTATTCAAGGAACTACTATTACAGGTAGTCCAATGACTGATAATGACACTGATGGGCTAAACTACTACAAGGCCTGGCAGGGAACTATTACTGATGATGTTAAAGTAGAGCAAATGAACGAAGTTATTAACCACTTTAAGTCAAAAGGTTTTACATGTGCAAGAAAAAGTACTTCTGGCACATATTTTTATTGGTATATCACCTGGTAATCTGTTACAATTAGAGTATGAATAAACCCATAGGCGTTTACACACTCTGGCGAAGCGGAAGCACTGCTTACTGTCGACATATTAGTAAAGAGCTAGACATTTTAAATTTTGATGAAATGTTTTTTAATAATGTGATTGAGACTAAACGTCCTCTAAGTATAGCTAATATTATCCCAACTACACCTCAGCTGTTAAATCTAATAGATAACAAGTTTATATTTAAGTTAATGCCTGATCAATTGGATGCACCAGGTAATGTTGATTGGAGAATATTAGAACGTCGTGACGTTGAAACTCAGTTACTGAGTTATTGCTATGCTCATTATACAAATATGTGGTTTGAAAAAGCTGACCAGGTTGTTACACTGCCCATGGATTCAGCAGGGTATTTTATAAAATACTATCATAAGTTTAAACGTATGAGACGTTTAACAGAGTGGCCTGTAGTATACTATGAAGATTTAAAATTAGATAAGTCCGATTTACAAGCTACCAACAATGATTATAAATCCCTAATACTAAATTACAAGGATATAATTTCTTTATTATGATTACAGAAACATATGATTACTACAGCTTGTCACGTAAGAACGTAAACGGCCGTAGAATGTACTCTACGCCGGACGGATTAGCAGTACCAAGCGTAACGACAATCCTGGATAAAACAAAACCTGAACGTGACAAACAAGCGTTATTGAACTGGCGTAAACGTGTAGGTGAGAAAAAAGCAACAGAGATTGTTACTGAAGCTGCAGGGCGTGGCACACGTATGCACAAGTGGTTAGAAGACTATGTAATCACTGGAGAACTAGGAACCCCAGGCAGTAATCCGTATAGTCAACAAAGCCATAAAATGGCTGAGATTGTTGTTGAGCAAGGATTGTCAAACGCCAGTGAGTACTGGGGTACAGAGGTACCACTTTATTTCCCACAAGTATATGCTGGCACAACTGACTGTGTGGGTGTATATAACGGCAAACCTGCTATAATTGACTTTAAACAAACAAATAAACCTAAAAAAACAGAGTGGATTGGTGATTACTTTATGCAACTATGCGCTTACGGAGAAGCACATAACGAAGTGCATGGAACTAACATTAAACAGGGTGTGATACTGATGTGCAGTGCAGATTTTAAGTTTCAAACATGGACTATTGAAGGAAGCGACTTTAAGAAACATAGCCAGAACTGGTGGAAGAGAATCGGTGATTACTACGGCGCCTAAAATCATAAATACTGTATATAAGATCAAGGAGTAGTATTGTGGCTGTAGTCCAGATAAGTCGTATTACACACCGTAGTGGTGTTTCAGAAAATTTACCTCAATTAGCTAGAGGGGAGATTGGATTAGCCGTGGATACACGTCAGCTATACATCGGCAATGGTGGTGCAAATGCTCCAACTACAGAAAACCTTGAGATTTTAACCAGTCGCAGTGACGTTATTCAGCTAGCAGACACATATACATATAGCGATGACCAAATTGGGTTTAGTGCCCAAACTGGTGCTAGTAGTGCAATACCTATTACACGAACACTACAGCATAAGTTAGATGACTTTGCAAGTGTAAGAGATTTTGGTGCAACAGGAGATGGAAGCACAGACGATACAGCTGCCATTAACCGTGCATTATATGAATTGTTTGCTAGAGAAACAGAAACTCGTGTACGTAGATCATTATACTTTCCAGCAGGAAATTATTTGGTAACCAACGAGATTAAGATTCCAACTTATGCAAAACTAGTCGGTGAAGGGCCAGATAGTAGTATTATCCGTAGCACGGACACCACCGGCCCAGTTGCACAAGTTGCTGATAGTTTACAACAAATAGATGCTAGTGTAGGATCAAGCAGTGCTACACGGCCCAGCTTTATTACAGTTGAAGGTATGACCTTTGATGCTGATAATGACATTGATGTGTTCAAAGTAGATCAAGCAAGAAATATTCACTTTACAAATGTAAAATTTGTTGGTAATAAAACCACAGCACCAAGTAGTGTTGGGAACGCAAAAGCATGTGTTAAAATTACAAGCACTGCTAGTTTCCAGACAGAATTTATAACTTTTAGAAATTGTGTACTTGAAGGTCAAAGTTTTAACGTATTAGCAGACAATGACATGAAAGGCATCTTATTTGACAGTTGCACATTTAATATTGCATTTAAAGGTATAAAACTTGGAGAAAATGTAACAGGTAGTAGCCCAAGTGTTATTGGACCTAAAAGCATGAAAGTTACAGGCAGTGTTTTTGATAATATTCATAACAATGCTATTCATCTTTACAGTACTATACTAGGATTTGTAAGTTCGCATAACATTTATAAAGACTGCGGCAACAGCGGCCTTGGAGCAGGAAATGCTAGTGCAGATGTTTTACTATATTCTGGCACAGGGAACTACAGTATTGCAGATAGTTTTGACAGACCAGATAGTGATGTTTCAAGCACTACTAGAAAAATAGATCAAGGCCAAACAAATATTACTACACAGGATAACAGTTTACATGTAGGTAGCTACATACGAAAAGCAAATACCAGTATTACATTAGATAATAATAGTACAAAGAGTTCAGGGCTAACATTTGCTAGTAATGGTGATTATTATGCTATTGAACTAGATTATTATATTTCTAGAAACAGCAAAATTCGTCAGGGTAAACTTAGAATAACACATGATGGTACTGCTCAAGTTTTAGATGATGAGTTTACAGAAAACAACGGCGATGTTGGTGTTTCATTTAGTATTGCACACAGTAGCAATACCACAACGTTAAATTATACAACAGATGCTTCAGCAGCCGGCACAATGTACGTTTCAACAAGAATTATACGATAATTTATATATGTTTTACGGAGATACTCAGTCCAGGCTTCTGGATTGGAAGAAATTTAGGTTAGAGATAGACACGTTGTCTGAAATTGATGCAATTCAGGCAACGTCTGCTTTATACAACACTGCACCAATAAGCAGTCAGTTTCTTTGTCCAGACTTTGTTGAAGACTGGCCAGATCCATGGCAATTAATTGTGGATAACTACTATGATGATATTGCTAAAACACTGGGAATGTTGTATACTATGTACTATAGTAGCCATAATATGGCAGGAGAGATGCGTTGCTACAGGGATAATAATCGCAGTGAAGATTTTAATTTAGCATGGTTGGGCCATGGGAAATATATACTTAATTACGACTTAGGTATTGTCGTAAATAACACAAGCATAACAAATGAACTTAATTTAGTAACGCAGATAGGCGTAGAGGATCTAGTCAATGAGTCAAATTCAAGTCACTAAAAGAACTGGTCAACAAGAGAACCTAGACTTAGAAAAATTACATAAAGTGGTAGAATATGCATGCGAAGGCGTGACTGGTGTGAGTGCCAGTGAGGTGGAAATCCGCAGCCACTTACAATTTTATGATGGAATTAAAACTAGTGATATCCAAGAAACTCTCATAAAAAGTACAGCAGATCTAATAAGTGAAGACACGCCCGGTTACCAATACGTAGCTGGGCGTTTAATTAACTATCATTTGCGTAAGACGGTATATAATACATTTGAACCATGGCACCTTTATGATATCGTTAAGCGTAATGTAGATGCAGGGTTTTATGACGAGCAACTAATGGTAGATTGGACCAAAAAAGAATGGGACGAACTAAACCGATATATTAAACATAACCGAGATGAAGATCTTACATATGCTGGCATGGAACAGTTTCGTGGAAAGTACTTGGTACAAAATCGTGTTACTAAACAAATTTTTGAAACTCCACAAGTTGCATATATGTGTATTGCGGTTACTTTATTTGGTGGATATCCAAAAGAAACACGTATGAAATGGGTAAAGGATTATTATGATGCAATTTCTACTTTCTATATTAGCCTTCCTACTCCTGTTATGGCTGGTGTACGAACCCCTCAGAGACAGTTTTCAAGTTGTGTTCTCATCGAAACCGGCGACAGTCTTGATAGTATTAATGCTACTGCTAGCAGCATCGTTAAGTATGTTAGCCAGAAAGCAGGTATTGGAATTGGAGCAGGCTCGATTAGAGCAATTGGAAGCCCAATCAGAAAAGGCGATGCCTATCATACCGGAGTAATTCCTTTTTACAAGCTGTTCCAGAGTGCTACACGTAGTTGCAGTCAGGGCGGTGTAAGGAATGGTGCGGCAACGCTATACTATCCAATATGGCATCTAGAAGTGGAAGACCTACTAGTGCTAAAGAACAACAAGGGAACTGAAGATAATAGAGTACGCCATATGGATTATGGCGTTCAGTTTAATAAGCTGATGTATGAAAGACTATTAAACAACGGAAACATTACTCTTTTTTCGCCTGCTGATGTTCCAGGATTATATGAAGCATTTTTTGCAGACCAAGACAAATTTCAGATGCTGTACGAACGTGCAGAACGAAATACACGTCTACGTAAAAAGACTATCAAAGCCAGTGCATTGTTTAGTACATTTATGGAAGAACGTAAAAACACTGGCCGAATTTATTTAATGAACGTAGACCATGCAAACGATCATGGCAGTTTTAAGCCAGATGTTGCGCCAATCCATCAAAGCAACCTTTGTTGTGAAATTGACTTGCCAACTAAGCCGTTAAATGATTACAATGATTCAGAAGGTGAGATTGCCTTGTGTACGTTGAGTGCAATTAACTGGGGGCTAATCAGAGATCCGAAAGACTTTGAAAAACCATGTGAGCTAGCAGTTCGTGGACTTGATGCACTGCTAAGTTATCAAAATTATCCTGTTGAAGCCGCACGTACTAGTACAATGAATCGTCGTCCACTTGGAGTTGGTATTATTAATCTTGCATATTTTCTTGCTAAAAATAATACCACGTACAGTGAGCCTAACCTAGAACTAGTTGACGAGTACGCAGAAGCATGGAGTTACTATCTTATTAAGGCTAGTGCTGATCTTTCTGTTGAACAAGGAGCATGCCCAAAGGTAGGTGAAACCAAGTATGGCGATGGTATTACTCCTAATCAGACATATAAAAAGGATGTTGACGAACTTGTCCCACATAAAGAGCGTATGGACTGGCCATCATTGCGTAAGCAGCTAGCTGAAACTGGCATACGTAATAGTACACTAATGGCACTTATGCCAGCAGAAACATCAGCACAAATTAGTAATGCTACTAACGGCATTGAGCCACCGCGTAGTTATGTTAGTATTAAACAAAGCAAGGATGGTGTACTTAAACAAGTAGTACCAGGCTATCCTAGGTTAAAAAATAAATATGATCTATTATGGGATCAGAAATCTCCACAAGGATATCTTTCCATAATGGCAATACTGCAAAAGTACATTGATCAAGGTATTAGTGTAAATACAAGTTATAACCCACAGTTTTTTGAAGATGAAAAGATCCCAATGAGTACCATGCTCAAGGATATTATTACTGCCTACAAGTACGGTATGAAGCAACTATACTATTTTAATACATATGATGGTGCTGGTGATGATATTGCAGAAAAAGAAGTAATTCATTTAGAGATACCAGATATTAAAGAAGAAGAATGTGACAGTTGTACTATATAAAAGGAAGTAACCATGAGTGTTTTAAATTTAGATAATAAAGACCATATGAATCGCAATGCGTTTTTCGATGGCGGTGTGGGTATGCAACGTTATGATACTGTAAAGTATCGTTGGATGGACAAACTTACTGATAAACAACTGGGTTTTTTCTGGAGACCTGAAGAGGTAGATATTTTACGTGATGCCAAAGACTTTAAAGAACTAACTAAGCACGAACAACATATCTTTACAAGCAATTTAAAGCGACAAATCTTACTAGACAGCGTACAAGGCAGAGCTCCAAGTGAAGCATTTGGCAGTGTTTGCAGTTTGCCTGAATTAGAAGCCTGGATACAAACTTGGACATTTAGTGAAACTATTCACAGTCGAAGTTATACACATATCATTCGGAACATCTATTCAGATCCGAGTAAAGTATTTGATGAGATGTCAGAGATAAAAGAAATTATGGATTGTGCAGATACTATTACAGAGCATTATGATGATCTAGTACGCATGGTTGGTTGGTATAATTTGCTAGGAGAAGGCAGTCATCTTGTAGTTAGCGGCAAGGAACATGACACAAAGAAAGTTAATGGTAACTTTAGTAATGTTGCTACCCAGGTTAACGTTAACATGTATGAACTAAAAAAGAAATTATGGCTTACACTGGCCAGTGTAAACATTCTAGAAGGTGTACGTTTTTATGTTAGTTTTGCATGTAGTTGGGCGTTTGCTGAACTTAAAAAGATGGAAGGCAATGCTAAAATCATTAAGTTTATTGCCCGTGACGAAAATGTACATCTAGGCTTTACACAACAGATGCTAAAAGCTCTTCCCCAGGAAGATAAAGATTATGCAAAAATTAAACAAGAAACACAGGACCAAGTAATAGCAATGTTTGATGCCGCAGTACAGCAAGAAAAGACCTGGGCAGAGTATTTGTTTAAAGATGGATCAATGATTGGCCTTAATACAAGATTGCTAGAAGATTACATAGAGTGGATTGCTAACAAACGCATGATTGCTATTGGATTATCTAGCCCATACAAAGTTCCAGCAGCTAACCCTCTTCCATGGACACAAAAATGGATCAGCGGTAGTGACGTACAAGTAGCTCCACAAGAAACAGAAATTTCAAGTTATATCATAGGTGGTACAAAACAAGATGTCGAAGAAACTACATTTACTGGGCTTAGTCTTTAGTTTACTCGTTACAATAAATTTTTACAAAAGGATATGTATATGTTAACAGTGTATACCAAAGACTGGTGTGGGTACTGCACAATGGCAAAAAACCGATTAACCGAATGGAATATCCCATATGAAGAAATTAATATGGATGTAGACAAGGATGCTAGAAACTTTATTAAGGAACAAGGGCTTAATACTGCTCCACAAATTTTTTATAATGGCAAGTTATTCGTTAGCGACGGTGCTGATGGATTAATGAAAATGTCGTTGATAGAAATTAAAGAACGACTAGGAGACCTTGACTTGTCAGATATGAGTCTATGAGGTACAGAATTACAACAACACTTAAATCAGGTATATTAGATAACGCTGGAAAGGCTACTGGCAAAGCATTACAGACGCTGGGCTTTACAGGTGTAAATCAGGTACGTATAGGAAAAACAATAGAACTAAACTGCGATCCTGCAGATATAGACTCCATAGCTAAAAGTACGTATAATGAAGTTATGGAAGACTTCACTATAGAAGAGATGAAAGAAGAAAACAATGATCATTGATGCATTAGAAGCAAAATATAAATCGGAGATAGCTTCAGCTAAAGCAAATATTCAAGTTTATTTGGAAAATCCTGCAGGAATTGGAGAACACCCAGATTTGGTAGCGGCAGTAGACGAGCAAATGGCCAAGTTAGCAGAAGCTGATGACAGATACAATACACTAGTAAAGTACTACAAAAAATAATTAACTTAGCATATTATTTCCGTTAATAAATACTATTATGGCACAAATGATAGTAAGAGTCGGAGATATTAATGTAGCTGGAGGTGTAGCTATAATGCCTGTAAGAAATGTTACAGCAAATGGCAGACCTCTTGCAAAATTTATGAGTTTTGTAACACCGCACCCGCCATGTCCTTTCATACCAATACACTGTGCCGCCGCGGCAGCATTGCCCGGAAGTTTTAAAGTAAGTGCTGGCGGAATGCCAGTCCTTAGAACATTTTCAGATGTTGACACCTGTTTCCATCCTAGGATGACCGGGTCGTTTAACGTAACAGCAGGATAAAAAAGCATGGCATGTATTAGTGCAATGATAAGTGGAGTGGGGATGAGCTTCCTAGGCGGTGGCCTAGGTGGTTTTGGTCTTGGAAACTTTGCAAAAGTTCTTTCAGCCCCAATGTCTGCGCTTGGGCCTATTGCTGGGCAAATGGGTGCTGTATCAGCATTAGCTAATGTTGCTTCTCCTTTGTCTAGCGTTGTTGCAATTGCTGCAGGTGGCGGCAACCCCCTGCAGTTAGTAAGTGGCGCGGCATCCGGTGCGCTTACTAGTCTAGGATCTAATATTGGATTTGGCGCCATCACTGGAGCTTTGGGAGATGGATTTACAAGTCTAGCAGGTACCGGCATTGTCGATGCAATAAGTGGACATACAAGTAATTTAATGGGTACCTTTGGTGCTAATAGTATGATGCAAGCATTACAAGGTGCTGAAGGTTTTTCATTTATGAGCGGAAGTATAGCTGATCAACTATCAGGAACTATCAATGCACAATTTGGAGATGCTTTTAGCGCATTTAATAGTTTTTTACCAGCTGGAGATTTATTATCAGGAGTAGATGCAGACTTCTTATCGAGCTTAGATCCAGGTGAATTTTCAAGTTTGATAGGACAAGGATCTAACTTTAACTTTGGTGACTTCTTGGGAAGTAGTATTAACGGCATAGGCGATGTAGTAACAAACGGATTAACTAACTTTATATCTGATCAAATAGAGATACCAGGATTTGCTGGCGATTTAATTAACCTAGGAGGCTCATTTAATTTAAACGATATCCAAAATTTTGGAAATCCAGGACAGTTAATAGAAAATTTAATAAGTGCTGGAGCTGGTGAAATTACTGGTATAGTAGATGCATTTGGTGATATTGGATTTGATCTTGAACGTAATTTAGGAAATTTAGCTAGTGGTGATTTTAACGATATTCTCAACGAAGGACTAAGTTTAATTGATAATCCAGATATGATAAAGATTGCTCAACAAGCTCTTGGGTCCAATATACCTAATTTATCTAGTCTTGCAGATTTTACAAACCTAGCAAAAGTATTACCAACAAGTTTTGACGGAATACTCCCAGACACATTTGAACAGTTAGCAGGTGAACTATCAAATGTAAGTTTAGGAAGTTTAGCAACACCAAAGCAATTTGGCAATCTACTTAATGCTTTTGACATCCCTGGTGAATTTGATATTATAGGACAAGCAACTAGCTTAATTGACAATGATGCAGTATCTAATTTAACAGCTAAGTTTTTAGGTGGAACTGGAGTTGGTGGCAAAATAAATGTAAGTGACATGTTAGGAAGTGTAGCTGGTGTAAATTTTGAAACACCTATAAATTCTTATCTTGCATCAATGAAGAGTATGGAAAACGGCGGAGCATTTGGCACAATTGATAGCTTGTACAATACCTTAAGTCAGGGAATAGCTGGCGGATTAACAGTAAAAAGTGATCCAGGATCACCTCCACTCTTTGGTACAGATTTTATTAATGACACCGTTAACGGTATACAACATAAAGATTTAGATAGTTTTGTTAAAACACTAGCTGGTAATATACAAGGCGAAGTAGAAAATATCGCAAATAACACTGCATTTTCTGGTGCATTTGGTACTGCTAGTGCAGCAATTCAACAAGTGCAGAAAAAGATTTTCGATGAACAAATTATAAACCTACCCAAGGTCGACTTACACTTAGAACATAGAAATAATGATGCAGCAAATGTATATGGATTTGTTACTGGTATGGCGAATCGTGTACAAGATTTAGATTCCGTAGCTATGGTAAAAGGTTTAGCAAAAGGAGCCACCGCAGTTGGAGATAAGTTTGGCGAGTATGCAGAAGCATTTACAAGTGAAATGATTAATAAGAATGCAGTTGAACAGTACCAAATCGACTGGATGGGCGAGAACAAAACTGAAATTGCATAATTATAGTTAAATACATGTATGGCGATTGAGATACCCGGCGGCGCATGGCTATTAAATGCAGATTTTATACGCCAAGGCCATAGTTTAATACTACGTGGCCCTGATGGAAAAGAAGTTTACATCAGAGACTATTTTCTTTCTGATCCACCTCAGGACTTAATTACAGATACTGGAGCCGTAATACACGGGCCGCTGGCATTAAAACTAGCTGGCCCGCTTGCACCTGGTCAGTATGCATCGACTGATATGCCAGTTGGACAAATTAGTATTGGCCGTGTAGATGCGGTTGAGGGCGATGCTAAAGTTACTAGATCAAATGGCATTACTGAACAAATACAACAAAATACAGACATATTTCAAGGTGACATAATTGTTACTAAGGCTGGTGCTAGCATTGGCATCAGTTTTGTGGACGATAGCATCTTTAGTATTGGCGAACGAGGTCGTATGGTTATTGATGAGATGGTTTACGATCCTGCAACTCAAGAAGGAGTCTTTAATACTAATATTGTACAGGGAGTGTTTAGTTTTGTTAGTGGACAAATAGCAAAAACAGGTGTTGACAGTATGACAGTTACTACACCTGTAGCATCTATCGGCATACGTGGTACTAAAGTTGCAGGTGTTGCGGCACAAGAAGGCACAGAAAACACATTATCATTGCTTCCTGAAACTGTAGATGGACAACAGTTAGTTGGTGAAGTTACAGTAAGTAACCAAGGTGGATCAAGTGTACTCAATCAAATGGGTGCTAGTCTTAGTGTTAGTAGCTCATTTACATCTCCTCCACCACCAGTGGTGCTATCAGAAGCTCAAATACAACAGAAGTTTGGAAGCACATTAACTACACTTAGCAAAGCAAATACTGTTAATGCAGAAGTTAAAACAGAGAAAGCAACACAAGCGGCAGAAACTGCAAAGGCTGAAGCTGAAGTAGCTCAAGAAAAAGCTGAAGTTGCAGAAGCCGCGGCTGAGGAAGCTACTCAGGAAGCTGAAGCGCAAATGGAAGCGGCTGTTGAGAGTGGTGATGCTGAAGCAATAGCAGAAGCTGAAGTTGCAATAGAAGAAGCAGCAGAGGAGATGGCTGACGCAAAAGAGGTTATGGCTGAAGCTGAAGCGGCTGTTGCAGAAGTAGAAGCAAAGGTTGAAGCTGTAGAAGAAGCAAAGGCTGTACTAGAAACGGCTAAACAAGAAATGGAAGTTCAGGTAAAGGCTGTAGAAGCTGTACAAGAAGCACCACCTGAAGAAGCTCCTGTAGAGGAAGCACCTCCTGAACAGGCTCCTACTGAAGCACCACCAGAAAATAGTAGTGAAGGTAGCAGTGACGGGCCTGGTCCAGAAGCTGAAGCACCATTGGAAGAGGCTCCATTAGAGGAAGCACTATTAGAAGAAGCTCCACTAGAAGAAGCTCCATTGGATGAAACTCCATTAGAGGAAGCACCACCTGAGGCTCAAATAGAAGAAGCACCACAGGAAGCACCGCCTCCTGAATCTGCTCCAGAACCAGTGCAAGAAGCTGCACCAGCACCAGCACCAGCACCAGCACCAGCACCTATGCCTACATATGCTCCTGAACCAGTCGCGGCTGCAACAACGTTAATAGCAAGTATAGTTGCTGTTGAAGCAGTAGCGCAATCGTTTGTTTATGAGCCTGTACTGATTGAGCCAGAGCCAGAGCCTTTAATAGTAGTACAAAGTGCGCCACCGCCGCCTCCTGAGCCGGAGCCTGAGCCAGATAATCCTACTATTCATTTTGTTAATACATTAAATCAGATAATCTTAGACTTAGACGGAGGCATCGACACTGCTCAAGTTTCTGTTGCTGAATTTACTCTGCCAGATAACGTTGAGCGACTAGTGTTTGAAGAACAAGCAGCAGTTGCCACTGATCAGGCAGGGTTAGAAACAGAATATTATATAGGAACCTATCTTGGAAACTATTCTAATAAAACACCATACAAAGAAGGTGTTGATGCTAACATAAACTTTCATGGTACATGGCAAGACATTGATGGAAACAATAATCTTCAATATGGAGGAAACCATCAAAATAGTCATTTTACCGTTCGATGGGAAGGTGAAATAACTGCACCATATACTGGAACTGTAAACTTTTATAGTAGTCACGATGATGGTGCAAGAGTAAAAATAGACGATGATTATATCTTTAATAACTGGAACTTGCAAGGAAGTCGATACTACAATAGTAGCGGTTCCATGGAGATGGTTGAGGGGCAAAAGTATAAGTTTGAGGCTGAGATGTATGAGCATGGCGGAGGAGACGTTATGCGATTATACTGGCAATATCCAGGACAATCTACACAAATTGTTCCTGCAGATAACTTTACCTATGACACCACAGCCACCGCCCCAACATATACAGGTTATGGAAATGAGTTAGACAATTACTTAGAAGGTAACGACAACGGCGGTACACTGTACGGATATGGTGGGAATGATATTCTTGTTGGTGGTTCAGGTGTAGATAAAATGTATGGTGGGGAAGGTATGGATATATTTACATTTACAAGCGTAAGTGATGTAACCAACAACTTTATAATGGATTTAACAAGTGAGGATAAAATTGATCTCACTTCATTCAATATACAAAGTTTATCATACAGAGGTACTGATAGTTTCCTTGGACAAAGCGGCACTGAAGTAAGATATAATGCTGGCTCGAAGTTATTAGAAATTGATACAGATGCTGATCAAGTTAGTAACTATGAAGTAGATATGAGTTATTCTACTTTTACCGCAGATGTTATAGACACTAGCAATTTTATTTTCTAGACAAACCTAGTTAAATATAGTATAAATAGTATTGTAACGTTGAAGCAATTTAAACGCTGCACAGGACCCGGGTGCGATTCCCGGCATCTCCACCATAAACACATTTTACGGAGTGTGCTTATGATGGGGATGAACAGGATCGACTGGCAAGTAGTAGGAATGTGGAGTTACCGGTAGGCGATGACCGTAAATCAAGCAATAAAATAAACGCAAACGATAATTTTGCACACGAGGATTTTGCCCTAGCGGCTTAGTCTCACGGGGTTGGCGACTTACCTAGCAACAGAAAAGTCGCACCAGATGGACCAGACGTATGAGATTAAAAGAAGCAAAAAGTTTACTAATAAGATTATTACTTGTATTACCACTTGTATTGGTGGCCGGATGCGCTTTTTTACCGTTGCCACTTCAGATTGCTAGTAGTGGTAAAACATTGTACGATACTGCTAGAATAATAGAAAACAAAAAAACTATTAATGACGAACTAGCGTCAATGATGTACGAACAAAATTGTAAAACAAGAAATATCTTTGAGGGCCGAGCATATTGTATAGATCTACATATTCTTCAAGCAGAGAACTTAGAATACTAGATTTTAAAAAAAATTATTATAAGATTTTTAGCAGTCTATTTTTTTAGGCTGCTAAAATCGTCTATGACTTAATTATATATGCATATAAATACTTTCAAGCATGGAGAGGAAAATTATATGTATGAATATCGAGTTAATGTAAGAAGAGTAGTAGACGGCGATACAGTTGATGTCGACATCGATCTAGGATTTGGTGTTTGGATGATGGATGAACGTGTTCGCATGATGGGTATTGACACCCCAGAATCAAGAACCAGAGACAAAGTGGAAAAGAAGTTTGGGCTAGCTGCTAAAGAAAGACTTAAATCTTTGCTAGGAAAAACATCTGTTCTTCAAACTCAGATCAATAAAGACGGCGAAGATATGAAGGGTAAGTTTGGGCGTATACTTGGCGATTTTAAAGTTTACGATACAGTTAACGATAGAGAGTGCGAAGCTACCCAGGTCTTAATACAAGAAGGACATGCAGTTCCATACTTTGGCGGATCCAAGGATGATGTTGTAGCCCAGCACATGGCTAACAGAGAAAGGCTAGTTGAAGAAGGAATAGTTACCCTATAATGGTTGACTTTACATTATCATGTGTTATAGTAGTAATATGAAATTTACAGCAATACGTGGCAGATACACCCCCGCTGATCCTAGTAAGTACAGTGGTGACATAAACAAAATAACGTACCGCTCAATGTGGGAACGGAGATTTATGTTGTATTGTGACCGTTCTGCTAGTATAATAAAGTGGAGTTCAGAAGAATTACATATTCCGTATATCTCTCCAAAGGATAATAAGTGGCACAACTATTACCCAGATTTCTTGGTAACTATTAAAGATGATGTCACTAGAACAGTGTTAGTTGAGATTAAACCGCACTACCAACGGAGTTACCGAGTTAACAAGGCTAAATGGAAATACGCAGAAGACTATTGTAAGATTAACAACTACGAGTTTAAAGTATTAACAGAGAAGGAGTTGTTCTATTGAAGATCCGCAAGCGTAAAATCTTTCGTTGGGCTATTGATACAGCAGATGGAATTAACTTCTGGTTCCAGGATAAGTTTAACTTAAACCCAAAGAGAACAGTTATGGAACAAAAACAAAATCTAGTTTCAATGAAAGAGTTAGATGATACTATTGGTAAGGCGCTTGGTATTAAATAAAAAGCATACTGAGAAGAAAGAATAGTTACCCTATAATGGTTGACAGCCTAGCAAATCGTGTTATTATAGTTACTATACGAAATTGACAGGAAGATATTATGCAGTGGAACTTAAAGAATCTTGTACTAGCAACGATAATCGGTTTTATGATAGGTGTAGTAAGTTACTACTACCTAGGAATGCCACGAACTGTTACACAACTAGTTGAAGTAGAAAAAATGATCCCAGTTGAGATCATTAAGGTAGAACGAGTAGAAATTCCTAAAATTGTAACTAAGGAAGTTATAAAAATTAAGGAAGTACCTACAATTAAAAAAGTAACTCAAACTCGTGTAATATATCTTCCTGCGAAGTCAGAAGTAGAAGTGGACAAAGAACAGCAATACTGCATGGCTTTAAACATATACAGGGAAGCAAATAATCAAAGCTACAACGGCATGATTGCAGTTGGCAGAGTTGTTATGAATCGTGTACAGGATAATCGCTGGCCAGGTGACCCGTGCAGTGTTATATATGAAGGCCCAGTAAGGGAATCTTGGAAGACTAAGAAGTATCCAGATTTGGATGATAACGATAGAGTATATAATCCTGTGAGAAACAGATGTCAGTTTAGTTGGTACTGTGACGGTAAGAAGGATGAATTAATAAACACTGAAAATAATATTAAGTGGAAAGTTGCTAGTGCTATAGCTTACGAGATTTTAGCATACGACAAGTGGAATGGTATCGTAGAAGGCGCAAATCATTACCATGCTGATTATGTTAAGCCAAGCTGGCGTAAACAGATGCAACTAATAAGCCGTATAGACGATCATATCTTCTATAGACAGGAGTAAAATGTTTAATACAGATGGCTTAGATAAAGCCAAAGCTGATTTTGAAGTCCAGCGTTTTTGTGTAATTGATAATATTATACAGGAACCCTGGATTTCTGATCTTTACAAATGTTTACCAACCATGAACATGGGATACTGGATGTGTGCTGGGCATAAACATCAAAAAGTATCACAAGAAAAAGCTAACACTATAGACTTAGCAGGTTACAAAAGTTACCACAAAAATGTTGCTTTACAGACTTTTGGTTACTGGCACAAAGCTAAATGGTTGCTTAAAGAAGAAGATTTTATAGAAAATGATTACCCTAAAACTATTGAATTTAGTCGTGTAGTATGCGGAGATTATAGTTTAGGAAAACCAGATACTACATTTTTAGATATTGCTGAACATGTTACTGAATTTCCAAACATGTTTACTAACGAACCAAGTTACAGTGCATACGATCATGAATCATGGCTAAATCCACACCATGATCCCAGACGTTGGTGTGCCTACATATTTTACTTTAACCCAGACTGGAAATCTCACTGGGGCGGGCAACTATGCTTAATGAATAAAGATGAGCAGACTATTAAGCATAGCATTGAACCATTTGGTAATCGTTTAGTTCTTATGGATGTTAGTGATACAACTGGGAACAGACAAAACAAGCATTTTATTAGTCCAGTAAGTTACATTGCTCCGTACCCACGCTATAGTTTGGCTGGTTGGTTCTATCCCAAAGACCCTGATGGTATAATACCAATAAGTATTGCTAACCAGGGAGCTTAAACATGGCAAATATTAAATTTTCTAAGATATTAAAGACAGCCCCTTTAAGCCACGAGTTGTTCGCAGCAAGAAAGCATACAGTCGCAAACTCAAGCACAAGGTATCCAAATAGATGGCATGTACTAACAGACTTATAAAGTTTGTCAGAAAAGATGAAATGTTTGCTGGAGAGTTTAGGCCTACATTAGATCGTGCTCAAGAGGTGTATGAGCTAATTAACCGATATGTTTTTGATAATGGTTTAAATCCAGCCAAACTGCACATCAAACGAACACGCGGATACTGGGGAATGTGTCATGGCGATCAAAACGCTGTTGGCAATTTCTTTACCAAAGAAATTATCTTAACAAACAGATTTCCTAACTTATCCAGCTTTGTTGCTATTATGGCACATGAAATGGTGCATCAGTTTCAATGGGACGTTTTAAGTAACGAGCGTCAATCTCAAGGACTTGACCCAATTATGAGTCACGGTCCCAGTTTTTTTGCATGGCGTGAACCGCTAGCAGAATACGATATTCCACTATCAACCAAACTTTAATCAACTACTAAAGGAAGATGCTACTATGATGATCAACAAGGTGTGCAATAAATACTAGTATGAAGTACGTTAAACCACAATTTGATGTAGAATGGGAAGAGGCTAACCGCTATCCATATCTAGAAAAACTAGGTCAAGAAGGCTGGGTGAAACTTGCTAAAACAGGCAAAGTATTCACAGTTAACAAAAACAGTATTAGAAAAATTGGTAATACTGGTGCTGATGGCAGTGAAACATTGGATGACCTAGAGCCGGATAAGGTTGCAAGACTTAAAAAAGCCATGGACTCAGGTACAATTGAAATGCCTATAGTTGTTAAACAACCAGACGGATCGCTAGAGTTAATTGCTGGAAACACTAGGTTAATAGGACTTATTAGTACATATGGTGAAGCAAAGGTTTGGGTTGTAGATGCTACTATATGAACTCACAGAAGCACGTTTACAGCCAGACCATGATTACCTTGCACACATAGGCGATATATTAGACGATGCTAATGCTGAGTATGCAGAGTTTCTAAAAAAAAATAATGATAAAGATGACGTAGAAGAGCTAGTAGACATATTGCAGAGTTACAGTGATTCTGAAGAGTTAGATTTAGATTGGCATGTAGGAGACACTGGCCGTAAAGCAGTAGACTGGTACATACAGAGTGCAGTGGTACAAGGAGACGGTAGCATTGACGTTATTATTGATCCTGACAGTACCATTGGTTATTGGGGACCAAAGTCATTTAAAGACAGTGTACTAAAAACTCTGGCACACGAAACAATACACCTAGCCCAGCGAGATCGTATGGGTGCTGACAAATATAAAAATTTACCCAGTGGGTATATGCAAGGGCTTAAAAAAGCAAAGAAATCTGGCAAAGAACAGGACATGATTCGTACGTACTTCCGTGATCCACATGAGCTAATGGCACATGGGCATGATTTAGCACAGGAAATTATGGCTAGCAGTAATCCAGAAGATGCATTACGTAATCCTGAGAAATATAGGAATGAATTACCTGCCTATGATAAACACAGACAGATCTTTCCTCCCAATGCAAAGCCGCTACAGCAATTATTAAAATATGCTAGCGGATATGTTAAAAATTAAAGACTTTTGGTTTTGGTACAAGCAACAAGCACCTAAGTACGGATACATATCCTCTATATGGGCTTGTATTTTCAATGCCAGGCATTTTAACAGAGACGGAACCTATAGAATAAAAACTAATGGGGGATTAAATGATTAGAGTATACGAATTATAACCCATCTTAGTAAATTTAAAACCATTAAATACCCCATCCAAATAAACAGTGCATTAGATGCTACATGTATAAAAAATCTAATATGTGCATTACGACGCCTATCTCTTATTTTTTGTAGCTGAGCTTGTCTTTTTGCCTTCTTTTCTGCAACTATTGCATTATTTACTTTTCGATCATACTCACGTTCAGCTTGCTCCTTACGCATCAGCATTTCAGCTTCTTGACGTTCGATCTGGGTAATTGCGTTATCTGGGAGGAATTCGGTATCAGACATGTTTGTACAAAACAACTTTGTAGCTGCCACCATCAATATTTAATTTAGCTTCTCGAACTCGAGGATGATTACTGGCCCATGCTGGAAACTCACGTAGCATTTCGCCTTTGCCAGTGATTACTTTAAATGCTTTTACCCGGCGGTAATAAGCATCATCTGCTTCTTGTACGAATGTTTTCCATCCGTTGTGTATAGTTGTTCCGTGTAAATCTAATGCCATGTACTTACTTATTCTGGTTGACTAATTATACACAATAGTGTATTATAAATACAGTTAGAAATTTAAGGAAACAGTTATGAGCACATATCAATTAGTTCGCGAACACGAAAATGGTGCCGTGTCAGTTCATTATGCGTTGTATTATAACCTTGTTACTGCTGAAGCAAAAGCTAAGGAATTAGAAAAAGATTCAGCTGTTAAGGTTACAGTTGAAGTGTTTAACGAATAGGAGAGAAAATGATTATGAAGATTAAAGTAAAGAGTATTCTACTAGCATCAACACTTGCATTTAGTTTAGGTGCATGTCAAACCATGGGTAATAATGCTCCTAAAGCTACCATGGGAACTGTATTAGGTGGTGCAATGGGCGGACTTGCTGGTTCACAAGTTGGTGGCGGCAAAGGAAAACTTGCTGCTGTTGGCATTGGTGCAGTACTAGGTGCATTTATGGGTAACAGTATTGGAGCCAGCTTAGATGAGTTGGACAAGATTAAAATGCAGAAAACCAGTCAGCGTAGCTTAGAAAATATGCGTGATAACCAAGTAGCTAGTTGGTCAAATCCTAATTCAGGAAACTCAGGAACAGTTATGCCTGTGAAAACGTACCAACGTGCATCCGGCCAATATTGCCGGGAATATCAGCAAACTATTACAGTTGGCGGTAAACAGGAAACAGCATTTGGCAAAGCATGTAGACAGCCGGATGGTGCATGGAAAGTTCAAAGCTAACTTAGAAATATAAACCCTTCCAATCAGATCAGAAGAGGATCAACTCACACTAATACAGCGGGTATCGTATAATGGCTATTATAAGAGGTTTCCAACCTTTTGATGGTCCTGTAGTTTAACGGTAAAACAGCGGGTTTATACTCCGTAGCAATAGATAATTGGCTAATCTCGGTTCGACTCCGGGCAGGACCACCAAATCCGCTCTTAGCTCAGCTGGATAGAGCAACAGCCTTCTAAGCTGTAGGTCGTAGGTTCGAATCCTACAGAGCGGGCCAATTCTTTTTTAATCTTTTTTAATCTTTTCGGTTGACTATCTGCTATCCCGTGTTATTATATGTATAGTTAAATAGACAAGGGACCAAGCGATGTATACATACGATGAAACTATTTTTTCAGATCTTTATAAAGATGCGTATGGTTTTCGTCCTCGCGGTCACAATTTTTACACAGCTACACCTGCTGAGAAGCAGGAAATCTGGGATGCAACTATTCTAGATATGGAAGCCGCCCAGCAAGCAGAGATAGCTCGCGAAAAAGAGTGTGAAAAAAAGTTTAAAGATCAGATCAGCAAAGTTATCGAAGCTGGTGCTGGCAACCGCATTAATGCATTGCGGTGGATGACTTCTACAGATACTTTTTATAGTCAGCAGTGTGTTGAGCATTTTGTTTGGAGTCAGGGAATACTGTTTACTGACTACGGTCGTGCTCTTAGTAAAGAGCTTATGGAAATTGTTGAGTTTGAGGAGGCTGCATAATGGATGGTGAAATAATGAGTTTTGAGACTGGCGAGCATATTGATGCAGCTGGATCAAGTAAAGTAGGAACTGTAAAAACTACTTACTCTGAGTTAGTAGAAGTGTTTGGTCAACCTACTTTTAAAGGTGGCGATAAAACTACCTCAGAATGGAGGATAAGTTTCAAAGTCTATAATGACGCTGACGATGATTTTGACTACGTTACTGCTACAATTTATGATTGGAAAATGGATTCAACACCCATTGGGCAACATGATTGGCATGTTGGTGGATATGATATGGCCGCGGCTTGGTATGTCCAGGATCTACTAGATGAACACAGAGGATAGAACCAACGAAATAACACATGCAGATCATACTAGTTTAGAATATTGGAAAGATGATCTTGCAAGTAGCATAAGTTGGAAATACAAGTCCTGCGTGTATCATAGAAACATCTTTAAGTATATTAGTATACCAGATAACGGAAAAGTTGTACAATTAGGAACAGGATACGGGCTAGGATTAGAAATATTAGCCAATCAATTTCCAGAAAGAACCAGTGGATATGACATATTTAATTATGGCGAGCATCCATTGGTAAACATATGTGACATTAGACAGATGCCAGATTTTGATGTGGCTTACGTACATTGTAACGTTGGGAATTTTACTAATACTCCATTACTAAGAAAAATTGGTTTAGAATGGACTTTAAAAAATCTTGTACCAGGTGGGTACTGTTTAACTGCTGGTGGGAATGAATATGTGAATAGTTATTTTAATTTTAACTTTAATGATCTAGTAGAAAGTTATAATTGTGAAATAACTGCAATGCCCTGTGATGATGAATTTGAGTCTATGCTACATGCTAATCTATACGACTACCGACATGAATGTTTAATTAAGAAAAATGGTTGACGTTCTAGATATCTGTGTTACTATTAATATAGTTAAACAACTTAAGACTGGAGAAGTGTGATGAATATTGAAAACATTGAAATTGGTAAATCTTACGATTGTGAATTTACTGTTAATATTCCTCTTGATGAGTGGGGTCGCCCAGGCGGCATGCACAGCCTTGCTGATGTGCCCGTTGTAAGAGTTGGGGATTATTCAGGTACTGGCTTATTGCTAGCACGTGATCCAGCAAGCAAGTTGGTTGAAGTTCGCGATTACAAATCAAACGCAAAGTTTGTCGTTGAGTTTAAAGACATTGCAAAGGTGACTCAAAATGACTAAGGCAGAAAAAGCTATTCAAGACGAAATGCTGGCTATCCCAACATTCTTAAATCGTCAAATTAACCCAGACGTTCAGTCAGTTGGTTTTGAAACTATTGATGGTAACCTTTACAAGAAAGATGACAAAGGAAACCTTTACAATGCTAAAACTAACAAGCTCAAGCGTGGAAAAAGATAATGGATGTTAACCCGATCACGCCGTCCGGTTTGGGGCGGCGTGATTATCGTATTATGGATTTTGCTAGGCGCCAAGCTATCGATAACGATGATTACCGTCGCGCAAAACTTGCGGCTATTATAGGCATTAAAAATAAGATTATTAGTGTAGGTACTAACAAAATAAAAACTCACCCGTTCCAGAAAACGTATGCTAAGAACAGTGAGGCTATATTTCTTCATGCTGAAATAAATGCTATTAAGAATAGCTTAAACCATATAGATCCTGAGGATTTAAGAAAATCTACTCTATACATTTACCGTGTTAAACGTCCAACAGAAAATTCTAAACAATGGATTAACGGCATGGCTAAACCCTGTACAGGGTGTATGAGAGCAATTGTAGAATTTGAGTTCAAACGTGTTATATATACCACTGATATTCCTGATGAGTATGCTGTTATAAATGCATAAATACACTAAAGGAGATCATCAATGGCACAATACGGAGAATACGGCGGACCTATCAAAGACACTTTAGGCAAGCAGAGTATTACTTGCGTCAGTAACACCAATGTTGCAACAACTATTACTCATCCGGACCAGACAGGTTCAGGCAGTAGTAGATTAGTAACAATGATTATTACATCTAGTGGCAACGCAACACTAGAAATAAATGGCGTAGCAGATGCAAACAGTCTTGCTATTACAAGCAGTGACACGGTGATTGCAAGAATAGCAAGTGGCGGCACTTTGGGTGCTCGCGGAACTGCTAGTACGCCTACCGTTACAGTTAACAAGGTAGTCTGCTAATGGCTGATTTTGGAGAACTTGGCGGGCCAATTAAAGACTATTTAGGTAGTCAAACTATTTCTGCTCCTGATGCCAGTAATATTAGCACTGTAATTACAGATCCACGATTTACTGGAAGTCAAAGCAAGCAGTCAATGACATGTTTAATTACAACTAGTCATAATGTTAAGATTGAGATTAACGAAGCCGCAACAGATGCTGATAGCTTGGCTATTGGTTCCAGTGATACATTAACAATTAAACTAGGAAGTGGTGCTACTCTTGGTGCATTTGGTAAACGAGGCGGCTCGGCCGTTAGTACTGTTACAGTAAAGAAGTACGTCTCATAGATAATATATCGACACCCGCCGCCGGAAGGTAGTATAATAAAACAATGTTCTTAGGCATTTTAACACTCTTCGTAGCATTGTGTATATCAGCAATAGCCGCATATTATAGCATTATTGGATTAACTGCTATCTTCGCCGCAGCATTTTTGCCTATTGTGCTAATGGGCAGTGTTCTTGAAATTGGCAAGATACTAGCAACCATATGGTTACATACATATTGGCATCGTGCGCCAACTATAATTAAAACATACTTAACTACCGCAGTTATTGTACTCATGTTTATAACAAGCATGGGTGTTTTTGGCTTTCTAAGTAAAAGTCATATTGAGCAAAGTGCAGTAGGCACAGAACAACTTGCACAGGCAGCTGCTGTTGATGAAAAGATGGCTAGAAGCGAGAGTAAAATTAATCGTTGGACATCAGAGATGGCCAGGTTAAACGCTGGTGAAACCAGTGGACGAGTTGATAAACTTATTAGCCGAGAGCGTGATAGAATTGCTAAAGCACAGGATACAATTAAGCCACAGATAGATGCAGAAAATACTAAAATACCAGCATTGCGTGATCAAGCCGCGATAGAAATAGGACAACAAAACAAGCGTTTAAATGATGCTCAAAAACGTAGTAGTAGTAATATAAAAATAGCTCAAGATCAACTTGCAGAACTAGATAAAGATGTAGAAGCGTATACTAAAGGAGGCGTTAAAGTTGGTACTTTTAGTGATACTGATTTGGTTAGCCGAGGTGCAGAACTACGCAAAAAACAAAAACCTGAACGTGACAGACTACAGAAAGATATTACTAGAGCAAAGTCTAACGAGGTTGGAGTTGCTGGCCGTGTGCAAGCCCAGATTAGAAAGATTAACGAACGCCTAGCCAAGCAGATTGGTGATATTGAACTTGGTATACGAGATATACGTAACAGCATCCAGCCTACAATTCAAAGTGCTAATGATAATATTACTAGATATACTACTGATGCAGGATCTACAAACAAAGACATTGACGCAAAACTGGTTGCATTAGAAAAGAAAATAGCAGGCGAACAGCCTGTTATTGACAGGTTAAGACAAGAGAAGTTTGCATTTGAAAAATTATACAGGCAGTTTGAAGCAGAAGTAGGACCAGTTAAGTATATTGCAGAACTAATTTATGGTGAAGCTGATCGTAACTTACTTGAAGCCGCGGTTCGCTGGGTAATAATTATAATTGTCGCAGTATTTGATCCGTTAGCAGTATGTTTAGTACTAGCTGGTACAATGACAATTAGCTGGTGGCGGCAAGATAAAGCAGCCATGAGACCCAAGGGTTTAATAGCCGCAGAAAAAAGAGTAGAGGAACTCGAAATGGAACTAAAAAAACATAATGAAATATTAGACGAAATTGAAAAACTATTAGATAGTAATCTAGGAAACGTTAACCCTGTAATGTACGCAAAGTTGCAGGAAGAACATGCGGCATTGCTAGCAGAACAGGTTGACATGGAAGCGGAACTTGCTAAATCCAAGGAACAAACAGAGTTACTTGTGGACAAAGTAGTAGAAACTGAAGGTGAACGTGACGATTACAAAGCTCAACTTGATGCATTAGCTGCTGGGATGGGCGAACATACATCAAAGATAGAAGATCTATTAGCTCAAATTGCAGAGTTACAAGCAGAAGTTGAACGCCGCGATGAGATTGTTGGTAGGATGGCAGAAAAATATCAACTAGTAGAAAAAGATAGCTTTGGTGATGAGTTAGTTGCTGCAGCAGTGCCTGATGCTCCGAGTAATATACCTGTTGCAGATCCAGAGATAAACATTACAGACTTAGCTGAAGATCTAGAAAAAAAGTAACGCAGGCTTCTACACTACATATTCCTAGTAGGAGCCTGGCAGAAGAATACGGTATACCAGAGGGTGCTAATATTAACTTTGGCACATGGTTTCCAACGTCTCCTGACAAAGGTGATTTGTTTATTCGTGTAGATGTGCTACCAAACAAGTTGTTTAGGTTTACTAGTGAAAAATGGATTGAGATACCTAAAACTAGAACAAGTAGTTACCTGGGTAACCAAGAATACCTAGATCATCTTATCAAAGATGTAAATGAAGGACGTATTGATCTAGAACAGTTAACAGAAGATGAACGAGAAGAGATAGCAAAGTTAATAGATGACTAAATTTACAATAGTTACACCACCAGACTTTTACTTAATGGACCAACCTAGTATTTTAAGTATTGGGTATGAAAATAACAATCAAGCAGTATGCAACTACATTAAAGACGTTGATTTAGATATAACTATATACTTGGCTGGACCTGACAGTGACCTTAACTGGTTACTCAATGTTTCTAGCAACGTTGATTATATACTGTTAAATACTGAAGTAAACCAATTAGTAACAGGATTATTAATTGACAAACCTAAAACAAACTACTATAATAATACTATAGACTTTGAATTAATTAATAAACAGCAGATTGAAGATCCAGTTGGATTTTTAGTAAGTTGGACGACTAATCTAGAGGGATAGATGAAAAAAGAAAGAGTTAAACGTGGATTCGTAGTAGACGTCCACAACAACAACATTAATAAAGCCTGGCGCCGTCTTAAGAAAATGGTGCAAGAAGATGGTATGTTACAAGAACTAAGAGATAAAGAGCGGTACACAAAGCCCAGTGCCCGCCGTCGCAAAGCTAGAGATATGGCTCGTAAGCGTTGGTTAAAAAAGCAACGTGAACTTGAAAATAATTTTTAGTTAGACGATAAATAGGGTAGAAGGCGCCAGTTAGCTGGGCTTTCATAAAATAGTAATCTTGCTTTTAAAAAGGAGATATAGCAATGAACACAACATTAACTACACTTGACATCCCCACATTACATCGTAACATGATTGGCATTGATCGCTTAATTAATCGTATGCAATCAGATGGTGCTGATCAAGGATACCCCCCTTATAACGTAATCAAACAAGACGAAGATCATTTTGTAATCGAAGTTGCATTAGCAGGCTTCGGTCAAGACGATATTGAAGTCACTAGTCATAATGGCGTATTAACCATTAACGGTGACAAAATTGAGGCTATTGCAGATGACATTACACATGATTACCTACACAAGGGAATTGGAAATCGTAAATTCCGACGCACATTTAATCTAGCAGATCATGTTGAGGTTAAAGATGCTAACATGGAAAATGGCATTCTTAGTGTTAAACTAGAGCGCAATGTTCCAGAGGAATTAAAGCCCAGAAATATCCCTGTTAAATTCGTGTAAATAATTGTGGGGGAGAGTAATCTCCCCCACTAACTAAACAAACGGAGAAGTATAATGTCTGAGCAAACTGACACAAAAGAGAAAATTCGGCCCATACTAGATATTGAGCCACCTAAGGATTACAAAGTTATCTATGTAAATGATGAGGTAACTACATTTGAGTTTGTGAGCGAAAGTTTAGTGAGAGTATTTAATTATGATCTAGGCAAAGCTGAAAAGAAAAGCGTAGAGATCAGTGATCAAGGTGCTGGAATTGTTGCAGTACTTCCGTTTGAACTTGCAGAACAAAAAGGCGTAGAAGTTCTTGTAAGTGCAAGGAACAACGGATTTCCCCTAGAAGTTAAACTAGAACAAGAATAAGTTGACTTCCCTTACACTTTACCTTATAATGGTACCATGAGAATAGAAAATGAGATCAAGTTAGATTACTCTGGTGTTTTATTGCGGCCTAAGCGTAGCACGTTAGGAAGTCGAAAAGAAGTAGATCTAAACAGATCATATAAATTCTTACACTCTAATCATGTGTTTAATGGTATACCTATAATTGCTGCTAACATGGATGGCGTAGGTACCTGGGAAATGAATACTGCTTTAGGATATAATTATGGCATGCTAACGGCTCTAACTAAACACTTTAATATAGCTACATTGGTTGAGCAATTTAGTTTAAATAATGAGCATGCTGTTTATAGCATGGGTATTACACAAGACGACTTAACAAAGTTCCGAGCAGTAAACGTTGGTTCTAACATCAAGTACGTATGTATTGATGTTGCTAATGGATATAGCGAAAGATTTTTAAATTTTGTTGGAACCTTTAGAGACGAATTTCCTGACAAAGTAATTATTGCTGGCAATGTAGTATCAGGAGACGTTACAGAAGAGCTTATACTTAAAGGTGCTGATGTTGTTAAAGTAGGAATTGGNCCTGGCAGCGTTTGTACTACACGAATTAAAACTGGCGTAGGTTATCCTCAACTTAGTGCAGTTATTGAATGTGCCGATGCAGCACATGGATTAGGCGGACTTATTATTGCTGATGGTGGATGTGTTTGCCCTGGTGATGTTGCTAAAGCATTTGCTGGGGGTGCTGATTTTGTAATGCTTGGAGGTATGTTAGCAGGACACGATGAAGGTGGCGGAGATATTATTACACGGTATTACCAAAGTAACGAAGTCCAGCATATGCATGATGATGGCTTTGGAGGAGAAATACCAACAAAGGATTACTATAAGCCTATTATTCAAGAAAAAAAATTTGTACAATTTTACGGGATGAGTTCAAAAGCCGCAAATGACAAACATAGCGGTGGATTAAAGGAGTATCGCAGCAGTGAAGGGAGAGAAGTTCTTATACCTTACCGCGGACCAGTGGAAGAAACTATTAGGGACTTGCTTGGTGGTATACGTAGTGCTTGCACTTACGTTGGTGCTCGTCGCTTAAAAGATTTATCAAAATGCACAACATTTATTCGTTGTGCTGACACACATAATAGGGTATATGAATAATGTTCAATAATTTCACGTTCAATAAAACATTAGCAAAACGTAAAGAAAAAGAAAGTGAGTTCTTAAACAAAATGGATGTTGATCCAATTGCTTGTGCAGTACATATGTATGACAGGCCTGAATGGCGTGACAAATTAACACCACCACTTACACAACTAACTTTACACTCACAGAGTGTTCCTTTTGACTCTTTTAGTACTAGTTCAGAGTTTCAGCAAGTTGCTCCTATGTTATGTAAACGAGATGTAAAAAAAGCTGGTCAGATCAGAGACTACTTTAGTAAAAAGTTTTTAATGATCCAGCTATCTGGCGAAAATCTTAGTCAGTATAGACGAGATTTAATGAAAATGCTTACCAGAAATGACGATAGTTTTAGTGAGGAGGAAACAGGTATGATAATGAGTCTCCCCAGACTATTCATCGAAGATCAATTCTTAGACGAACTTAAAGAAAACTACAATAATGATCCATGGATTGATACAACCAGCGAAAGAGATGTAAATCGCACTCTTACCTATATTGGTTGCCATACTAAGAAGAGTCATAGATATACTGCACATACAAGGTATACTAGAAAGAATGAATTTACATGCAACTGGTTTCATGATGAAGACGACAGACTTTATCTTATTGAAACAGACACAGATAGTCCATATAGGATGATTTGGCAAGATCTTATTCAGTATGCTATGGACATCAAAGGCAATCCAGTAAAGTGTACCAAGCGTGATGGTATGCATTATTACGAACTACACAACTGGTTCATTTTAAATAAATAACTATATGTTACTACGAGATTTATTTGAATATCAAGACCTAGAGGCAGAAAAGCAAAACATTATTGCTAAAGTTTCTGGTCTAAGCGCAGAGAACGAGCAAGATGCAGCGTTGTTGGACAGGATCTACAAGATACTTAACAGCGGCACAATCGGCAGTAATATTACTAATGCTCTAATGACTCCAACCGCAGATGAAAATCTAGGTGAAAAAGAGCTAGATAGAGTTAGAAAAGATATTACACGAATTCTTGCTGGTTTAGACAGCGATTATAAAAATTTAAGTAACTTCCTAGGAAAATTAGAGCAGGGCGGTGTAGTAGATATCGGCCAATTATCGAAGCCTTTAAACACATTAGGCAACGTGTTTGGTGGCGATCCTGTAGCACTTAACGCCTTTATTGCATTATCTAGATACGGCGTAGGCGTTAAGCAAAAAGGACCTTGTGAATTTGCTCTTGCTTGTTTAAGTAATCAAATTAAACTAGCAGATGGTGAAGGAGACTTAGAAGTTGTTGGGATTGGTAAAGTAGAACTTAAAGCCGCATTGGGACCAGCAGGTGGTAGAATTGGCTATGGCGGCGGTTCACAAAAAGCTAAGACTCAGATTGTTCAGAAGTATGCAGAGGCTATTCCCACTATTGCCAATCATATTAATAGCAAAGGCGGCAGCATCGGACTCGGGCCGTTTATTAGAGCATTAAACAATGACTTACCTATTAGTGATCAAAATAACAGACAAATAAGAAAAGATTTAATGAACGAATTGCTGGGAATGGACTTAGAGCAGTTTACAGGACCAGTAGCAGACGTTATAGCAAACAGTGATGACGTTGCCAAGATTGAACAGACATACATGACGCAAAACTTTGAATGGTATAAAAACCGTGATGATTTTGATGCATTGTCACTTATTAGCATACCAAGTATGAAAACAGCAATGATAAAAGATGCTAATTCGTTAATACAATTTAGAACTAGTGGACAGTCTAATGCGCCAAGTATTAGTATTATCCCCACACAGGCAGGTGCCGGCCGCGAACAATGGGCACAACTTACCTTAAATAAAGCAAAAATGTAGTACGTATGCGGTCAACGCATACCTGATCTAGCTGCTACGCATTCATCTTTCGATTGCTATGCCGGTAAATAGCAGTGTATAATAATATTATACAATAACACATATACACATACAAGGAACAGCATAATGTTAGCTTTTTTTAAAGCATTAGTCGATACTAAAAATCTGAGATCAAATGGAAGCAATGACCCCGCAGGATTGCATACCTACTACATAACTGAGTTTGGTAGAAATGAAGGTGAAAGACTTTACAGCCAATACAAACTTGCAAGCGGAGATAGATAATGACCTTTTTTAACAAAATTATTAGAGCATTTGAGAGAGCTGGAGAAGCCCGTGCTAAACGTGAACTTAGCAGATTCCCATATATATCTCAATACAATATTCACACTAGGGCACGAGTAGTAAGATAATGTGGCCTTATAATCAAGAAGAAGCTGATTACTTAAACGGAAAAACTCCTAAGAAATAAATACGGCATGGATCAATATCCAAAAACTAGTTTGCGTCTAAAATTACGCCAAATTACTCATCAAGCAGAGTTAATTAACTCATACGAGATGGTAGATCCACAAGGCAATGACCTCCCAGCTTACGATGCTGGATCGCACATAGACTTATTCTTCCACGATGGGACAATACGACAATATTCACTATGCAGTGATCCCAAGGATCGTAAACGCTACTTAATCGCTATTTTAAATGACGAAAGAGGACGTGGGGGGTCAGCCGCCCTTCATGACCGTCTACATGTGCAACGTTATGTACACGTTGGCACACCTAGAAACAACTTCCCTATTAATACTAATGCGAAGCATCACTTAATGATAGCTGGTGGCATTGGAGTCACACCAATGCTTTCTATGATTTATGAACTTGGAGACAATTATACACTACATTATTGTACAAAGTCTGAAGATCATACAGCTTTTCAACCAGAAATTGCTAAGTTAATAGAACAAGGTAAAGTAGTAGTTCACCATGACCAGGGTATCCCAGGTAATGGTCTAAATATAAAAGAACTATTACAAGACTATGATGACGGAACACACCTTTACTACTGTGGACCTCCAGGATTTATGAAAGCTGTTAAGCAGTGTTCTAGTCACTGGCCCGAAGACACAGTACATTGTGAGTATTTTAAAGCACCTGAGCCAGAAGGTGACAACAGAAGCCCAGGACTAATTAGTACTGCTGAAGGGTTTGAGATTAAGATTGCTAGTACAGGAGCAGTTTACACAGTCCCAGATAGTAAAACAATAGTTCAGGTATTGCAAGACAATGGCGTAGCTATTGAAACTAGTTGTAATGTAGGGTTATGTAAAACATGCGTAATTAAATACACTGAAGGCGAAGTTAAACACATGGATACAGTATTAAGTAAAGCTGAACAGCAAGAATGGATGACGCCGTGTTGTTCACGTGCTAAAAGTGATTTACTGGTACTAGATTTATAATTATTTTCCGCCTAGTGCATTAAGCGGATTTTTTAATGCTTTACTAATCTTTAAATCTAAATCCTTTTCCATAGTCTTTAATCTTGTATCTGTGGTCTTCTCAAGAGTACGTATTGCATTACCGAACTCTCGGCTATCTTCTTTGACTCGTCGTTCAGTATCATCCGTTGTCTTTTCGATATGATCCATCTCGCGTTTTAGATCACGCTTGATTTCTCTTGCTTCATCACGAGCAGATTCAGCCATTAATTGTATGTTAGCTTCAAGTTTTTCAAATACCTCTACCTCTTTCTTTAGAGAGGACATTTCTTCATGTAATACAGCCAGCTTCTTATCAAAGCCAGACAAGTCAGGTGCTGTATACGATTCAATTTTTTCTCTCATATCCATGTAGTCTTTATAGAATTCAAATCCTGCATAAAGACCACCGCCTAGTGTACTAAGTGCAGTAATTAATACAAATATTTTACCACCTTTAAACTTAACACCAGCAAATTCTACTTCTGTTTTAATTTCTTCAGCCATTGTATTTCCTAATACTGTGAGTTAATCATGTTATTCATGATACTATCCTGTGCTGAATTGTAAGCACCTGCAAATGGATCTGTTATTTGTTGTTGGTTAGCATATATGCTATCGCTAGTATACCATGTACTGGCATCTATCAAGGTTGGTTGTAAACTAGTAATATCTGCGCCAATTACGTTCATTAATGCTAACTGAGTAGCCTGGCTTGCAGCATCGTTACCTAGTTTCTGAATAATTCTTGTTACTATTTTACGTTTAATTTCTTTTTTAAGCTCTTCTTTACTAAGTGCAGTCTTTGACTTAGCTTTATCTTTTTTTCCTTTGGACTTACTGGTCTTTTTACTGTCTCCATCACTCTTACTGTCACCATCCCTAGCATCTGACTCTCCCTGCTCTGTCTCTGTTGTTTCTGTGTCTCTGTCTTCGCTAGCTGATTCGTTTGAGCTAGGTGATGATTCTTGATTTATTTCTTCAGTAGCACTAGCAACTTCTGCTTCAACCTCTGCCTCAACTTCCGCAACCGCGGTTTGTGTTTGTTCAGCTGGTGCTGGTGCAGCCACTACTGGCGCTACCGGTGCCGCTGGTGCTTGTGGAGGTGCTACTACTGCTGATACACTGGCAACTTCAACTATTTCTGATACTAGTTCACTGCCTGAGTTATCAGTAACAACTACTTCCACCTGCACTGGTGTTGTATTTATTGACTCAGATGAACTTGATGTGGCTATATCAGCAGCCTGTTGGGCGGCTAGCTCGGCCGCGGCAATAGCTTCTAAAGCGGCTGTTGTAGCAAATTCC